AGCGATAGCTCATTGCAAAATATCATATATGCAGATTATATATATTCAAAGGTTGTCTCATACAAAACTGAACACACCTTCAACGATGAAGTGTTTACAGGATTTTTGGTAAGCGGATATAATGTATTGTCCTTAAGACTGGCCATGTCTGAACAATATCCTCATAGTTTCTCTATAAATAATATGTCTATCACTCCTGTGGTAAACGAATATTTATCCTCACTTTTTGCAAATGGAATATCACTAGGAACTTCTTCTAAGAATCTTTTTTCTGTCATGAACAGAAGGGTGGATGGGGTAAACTCAATACAAGCAATTTTATCGGATGGTACATCAGGGATGAGATTGGATAGTAACGGTTTGCAATCGTTGAGAAATGGTCGCTGGGGAATGGTACCTTCTATAATTTGTTATGGAAGGGCATATTCTACGCCTTCAAATGCTTATATAAGAAGATGTAAAAGTTATAACGGTGACATTCCAACTATAACTAGAATGTCGTCAACAATGGGATATTTAAGAATGAATATTCCTTCTTCATGGACTGCTGATGGATTTAGCGAAAGTACTGTTCAAATTATGTTAACGGGATATGGACAATCTGCAAATGGTTCTGCTTCGAATATGAGTGAATTTCTAATCAAAGCAACTGTACTTTCTGTAACTTCTAGTTATGTGTATATCGGATTATCAGATGATGATACGGGAAATGATGGAGAATTTTATTTTGAAATGAAATGGCTTTAAAAAGATATATATGCGAGCAAAAGGTACAATAATCAAGTTGGCAATCTCCATCGACCTCCCTTCAGGACTGACGATGGATGATGTGGACTTCCAATGCCGCTTCTTTGTCTTCTCCGCCTCACAGGTGATAGAGAAGTCTAAGATGGTACGCATTAATGAGAACAGCTACAGCTGCTATGTTGACACTAAGATTATCGGATCGGGGGAAATCTGGCTGGAGACTACGGCTTACCTTCCTGACTCCGACTATGAAGGCGGAACAAGAGTAGAGGTAGATAAGATGAATACCGGTATAAAGACAGTGTAAAATGGGATGTATATCTGTACATATCGAAGCTGTCAAGGGCATTGGAAATGTCTCGGCCAAAGCGGATGAGATGAAGGTTTCCGCTTCGGCAACGGGCATGAAGGTGTCGATAGGGGTTGTCTGTGATGTTGGTAAACAGGCTTATCTAAAAGTTGACCCTGATTACATATGGCTGATGCCTTCGAACAACTTCGAGGATAACGTCGATGTGTTGTCCAATGTGGTATGGCATGCTGTGCAGGAAGAATGATATAGTTAATTGAATTGTTTTATTTAAATTTTGTATTATGGCAAAACCTAGTTGGTTAAAGTTAAATCCGTCTACCGGATCTGGTAACGGGACAATTGCAAATAGCGCAGACGCTCACACTGGGCGTACTGCCCGTACAGGAACAGTAACGGTGACCGGTGTCGGTGTGTCCACTCCTTCGACCTATAAGGTAACTCAGTCACCGAAGTCTGAGTTTGCTTCCTTTGATAATGGTTCTGAGATGTCTGCTCCTAAAACAGCAGGAACAGTGACCGTCGAGGGTAAAACAAACTCTTCGAAGTTGACGTTTGCGTGGGCGGGAAGCGTAACAGATGTTACCTTGCCTTCAAGGTATAGCGCGAATGGAACTCAGACTAACAATGCGGCTACTATTGCCGGTGACCCGGGAGCTACTGCGGAATTTCCTTTCTCTATCGAGTTGGAGTTTCCTAAAAACGATACTATCGAAGAGGTCGTTAGAACCTTAAAGGTGACGGCCAATGGCGGACAGGCTGCTCAGATTGCTATCAAACAGGCTGCTGGTGATGCTACATTGTCTGTTTCTCCGGCGGAAATTACTATTCCTCAGAGTGGATCTGCTGTATCCGTCAATGTTACGTCTAACACTTCTTGGACTGCCGCATAATGAGCATGCAGATTCCTTGGAAAGAAGGAGAGGGCAACATCGTTATCACTCCCGGTTCAAATGGAACCGCAAGCGTGTCAAGCGATGTTGCCAACGAAGGACTCGACAGGGAGCAGACTGTTGTGTTTAGGACAACTAATAGTGGAGTACAGGCATCTGTCTCCACTTCCATCTCCCAGATAGGCAAGAGACAGGCGTTTGCTGTTGCTGAAGGACGTTTCTTGCTGTCGGATGGAAGTACGTTTAATGTGATTAAAAAAGAGTTTGCATGAGTGATTATAATAGCGGATTTACAGGAGATAGAGTTGTAGAATTGCTGAACATGATTCCCAACTTGGCAAAGGCAGACTTGTCTAACGCTATGACTGTATCATTAGGTCAGAACGGATATGCTAAGTTTAACAATGGTTTATTGATACAATGGGGTTACAAGACAGCAAGTTCTAGTGGTACTAATACTGTTTATACGCCAATAGCATTTTATAATGGTGCCTATGTTCCCATTGTTACTTATCGTGAACCAGGCAACGGTATGAACATTGTTACGGGTTTAATTACGATAATACAAACTAGTTATTTTACAGTAAGGACTAGATATGCAGTGGGAGATTCAAACGGTACCGGTGCAGGAACTAATGACTTTTATTGGATAGCCGTTGGGCGTTGGAAATAAATAATATTATGGCAAAATATTGGAAACAAGGATTCTACGATGAGCCGCAAGAAGGCTCAGTAGGGATAACGGAAGAATACTGGCAGGAGTTGCTGGACGGTCAGTCATCCGGAAAGGAAATAAGGGAGAACGAAAGCGGCTATCCCGTATTGGTTGATCATGAGTATACCCTTGATGAACTAAAAGAGATGAAGATAGCGGATATTAATGCTTATGACAAGTCAGACGCTGTGAATTCATTCACTCTCTCCGGAAAGAGAATGTGGCTTACCAAAGAGGACCGCGTAGGTCTTGTTAACTCAATCAATATTGAGAAGCAGGCCGGAAGACTGGATACCGTTTTATGGTTTGATGCGGTAAAGTATACGATACCTGTTTCAAGTGCTCTCCTTATGCTGAACTCATTAGAGTTATATGCTCTTGATTGCTATAATGTGACGCAGCAGCATATTGCTTTCGTTCGGGGATTGCAGACGGGAGAGGAAGTCGAGTCTTACAACTACAAGACCGGTTATCCGAATAAACTAGAGTTTTCATTATAAACAGATAAAACTATGATTTTGGCAATACTATCATTATTGGTTTTCGCATCTTATGTTGGTGTGATGATTTACAAGACAAAGGGTATCCCTTATTCTATTTCCGATACCTATTACATTCTGAGTAACAGGTATTGGTTCGGTATATGCATGATTCTCCCGTCTTTGTTGTTGCTTCCGGCCGCATTGGATGCAAGTACAGAAAACAGTCAGTTCCTGATCTTTCTTTCTGTAGTCGGAATGATCGTATTGGGAGTATCCCCGAATTTTAGAGGAGCGCACAAGAAAGCTCATATAGCCGGCGCGGTGATGTCGCTTGTATTCTCCCAGATATGGGTAGGATGCAATTCGTGGTATTGGCTGCTGCTATGGGCTGCATTTCTGATCTACGCGATAACGTTTGTAGTCAAGAACTGGTCAGGAAACCTTATATGGGACCTGACGGCATGCAAGTCGATGTTCTGGATTGAGTTAATTTCATTGCTAACCGTTTACTTGACTTGTTTGCTATGAAGGAAGCTATAGTACATACAACTACAGGCGGATTTGCAGCAATCGCTACCGCATTTGTTTCCGAGTCATTGCAGAATATGATTCCGTGGCTGATTGTATCATGCGCGGTAATCCTTTGTGATCTTCTCTTCGGTGTCAGAAAAAGTATGCTAATGGGTGAAAAAGTCAGATTCTCTCGTGCAATTCGCGCTACTATGGGAAAGATGGTTACTTATTTTGCTTTTGTCTGCATGGTCTGCATGATCACTGTGGCAAGTCATAGCGAATATCCTATTGATGTGTATTCTTGCTTATTGGTATGCTTCATCGAAGGGTGTTCGATTGTCGGCAATATATTGAAACCAAAGGGGATCAATATAAATGTAATTGGAGCTTTGGGAGTCTTTGGAAAGAAGGTGTTCAAGGTTGATAAAGAAGATGTGAAGGAGATTATAGAAAAGGAGAAGTAAGTATGAATTTATACACTATTATTTATGTTCTTCCCTTTTTGCTTTTTATCATACTCTATGCATTTGCGGAGAATAAGCCCAAAAATGGCAAAAGGAGTGTAAAGAATCGCAGAAGCTTGAAGAAACGTAGTTAAAGCATGTTCATATCCTAGGATGTAATCTGAAGGAGATATAAGTAATTTAGACGATGTCACTAATATGGGAAGAATTAGTATAAAGGCTTCTAGTTTGTATCTTCTTTTTGATATAGAAGAACATAGACATAACCATATAAAAGAAAAGTAAATGGATAATATAGAAGAAGTTGCCGTAAATATGATTTGCAAATATA